CGTCCCCTGGGATGGGGTGGACGGGGCTGTAGGACCCACCGCACCGCCGATCCCAGAGTCCGGACTACCCACTGGTTGGGCGGGCGGCTGCAATATATCAAAGCTGCTGATCGTTGGCCCGCCCGTATCGTTAATCGGCAGCTCCATCGGAATGTCGGACGGCTTCGGGATGAACGGGGCCGCAAACCCTTCACCACCTTTCCCGGCAAGAATGTCTGCGAAGTCCGCAGTTGTGGCCGACGTGAAGTGGTCTTGCGCATCTGGGTCGGTGCGTAGGTCGCGCGGCGTTCGCGAATCTGGTAGCGCGTCATCCTCGCCGGACGCGAAGGCGGATTCGGCCAAATACGGCTCGTGCTCCGGCAGCGGCGCGGTGAAGGCACCCATACCGCCGCCCATGAACCCGCCGATCAGCGGCGCGCGCGCCAAGCGCCCGAACGCTTCGCCCCAAGTCATATTCGGATTCAGCCAGCCCTTGTCGAGACCGACTTGAATGAATTCGGTGAACTCTTCGGAAAGGGCTTCGGCTCCCGCGGTGCTGATGACGTGACCGGATTTCCCTTCAGCCAGCCTGCCGATCAAATTGCGCATCATCTCTTTGCCAGTGGCTGTTTTCAGAGCCACTTCCATCACGCCGCCTTCTGGCGCGACTTCGGCCGCTGTCTGCGCGAGCGCGCCGAACAGCGCCTCCGTATCGGAGTGGCCTTCGTTCTTGAGAGTGGCGTAGGACTCAGGGAAGGTGAGGACGCCCATCGTCCCGAGGCCCGCTTCCGGTCCACCGATCATGCCGGCCACGAGGGAAGGGACCATGTCCGCGAGGAAAGAATTCGTCGCATCGAACAGCAACGCGTTGCCGCTGAAGTCGCCCCGAAAACGCGGGCGGATGCGCTGAAGTTCTGCCGCAACGTCCTGTCGCTCCTTCGCCAGCGCTTCGAGGCGTGCATCCTGTTCGGCGATCAATGCGCGGTTTTCTTCCTTGAAGTTCTCCAGCGTGCCTTCCTGCTTCATCTTCAAAATGTCATACAGCGGAGAGACGAAGTCCGAGACCGAGGTCCCCGCGCGTGCGGCCGCTTCCTGCACCAGCGGATTTTCCGGGATGCCCTCGAAGGGATCGCCGGCCGGTGCCATCGCCTTGTTCTTCTGGTAAAGGTCCCACGCATCCGGAAGCACTTCGGCTTGCCAGAACTTTTTGCGCGCGTCTTGGCTGGCGACCAGCTCCTTCGCGCCGACCCACTTCATTTCATAGCGGCCGCCGACCGTTCCAGGGATCGCGCCCATCGTGCTGCCAAAGGTCGCGAACGGGCGATTGTCTACTGGCCGCTGTGGCGCGGCGGCGCTGACTTCAATTTCAGGCAGCGGATTGCGCTGGCGCGGATCAGACAACCTCGGGCCGAGTCGCCGGTCTGTTAGGAGCGCGTTGAAGAAATCGCGTGGCCCTTCACTCGGAGCGCCGAGCGCAGCTACCTTGCTTTGGATGTCGGCCTCTTGCTCCGGTGACATCGGCGCCGAGCGACGCGGTGGCGGCTGGTCGCGCGGACCGAAAACACTCGCGAGGTCACCTTGCGTGAAGGTGTGCAGCGGCGGTGCCATGACGCCACCACCCGGTTCGAGTGGCTGAAAGTCGAGCGCGTTTGCGAAAGGCAAAGGCTGTGACTCGCCGGCGTCCATAACCGGCCCCAGGTTGCTGCGATCTTCCGGCGGCGCGATCGGTTTCTCAGAAACAATCTCCCATTCGTCGGCTTGCGCCGGCGTTTCGCTCTCGATGATCCATTCGTCATCGCGTGCCACTATTTCACTCTCGTCGGGACGCCGTTCTTCAGCGTCCACGTGCCCTTGCCCTTGAATGTGGTTTCAATACCTTCTTTCAGCAACTTCGCCGGTGGAGCGCGGACAGCACCATTACCGCTGGGCGCCGGCGGAAGCGCATTTGTCTCCGCGCCCGCCGCTGCGCGCGAGGCGCTTTCCATTTGTTGCTCTTCGCTTGGAGGCAAGAAGGGATTGTTGAACTGAGTCACCGGGTCGCTGAAGTTGCGCCGTTCCTCTGGTGTCGGTCCCGCAAAGGCACTTGGGTCGATGGTCGGCACAGGCGGCACGTTGTCCACAGGCTTGAGATACGGGTCGGTGTTGCCGAGCCAGTTATCGAACGTGCCCGGCTCCTGCACTTCCTGCGTCGGGATGTCTGTGAAGCGCGCATAAGGAAATCTGGCGTTCCATCGTTCATGAACGGCGGTGATCGGATTGCGAGAGGTCTGCGCGAGTTCTGTGGATTCCCCAAACAATCCCATTCGCTCTTCGTCCGTCAGATGGTTGCCCGTGTATTTCTCAAAGCGAAGAATTTCCTGAAACATCCTGTCAGCCAGCGCTGGCGTGATGGTGATGGGCTCTTGTCCTGCCGCTTGCGCCTTTAAGTACGCACGCTGTTGCCACTCGCGCCCGCGCAGCTGGAACTGCTCCCGCATCTTGCGCAGCTCGAAGTCCTGCGCATCGTCCTGCAAACCTTGCTGGATGCCGCCTCGTGTTTTGATTTGATCGATAGCCCCAGCCAGTGAGCGGGTGAGCTGATCGGATCGAAACGCTTCGGCTTGGCGCTGAAGGATTCTTTTGCGCGCAAAGTTCGGGCTCAGATTGAACAGGCCGTCTTCGACTTCCGCGCGCACGTCCTTGGGTCCATACGTCATCGCCTCGTCGGCCAGCTCGAATGCCCGCTTCTCGGTCGCGGCCATATCCACCTTACCATCCAGGCCGAGTATGGGATTTCTTTGCAGCTCGTACATATCGCCGACGGCGCGTTTCGACCTGATGTTGTTCTGGCGGTCGGTCTCTTCATTCGAGGCCTTGTTCTGCGCGTACTGGAATTGCCACTCGTTTTGTTCGCGTGCCCGCAATTTGTCCAGGTCCGGCGGCTGGAGCGCGGACGCGAGGTTGCGACCGATGCTCTCCATCCACGGCGCGTTGTAGTAGTAGTTTGGTACGGTAGCCATCGATGAGCCCTACCTCTAGTAATTCCAATGCTGCGGGCGCGGCATCTTCCACAAGTTCGGATCGTTCAGGTACTTGAGCAAGTCCGCGTCGTACAGTGGTGAGTATGTCGGCGCCATCATCGCGGTGTCGTTCAAGATTTGGCCACCCATGCCAAGGCCGCTGGCAGAAGCCTCCCCGAAGCCCATCGTGCCCATGCGCTGCATTCCAAATAAATCTTTGCCGGCGAATTGAGACGGCGTGCCACTCATCTGATCGAGCACACCGCGCGTGCTGTTTTCGGCGCCGGCTTCAGCACCAGCTTTGCCGGCGCCGGCGAGCGCAGAGAACGACATCACCGCCGCGGCGAGCTTCATGATGTCGGCGGCGCCCTGCCAGTCTTTGCCGGCTGTGTTTGCTTTCGCGTATAGCGAGGGCAGCACATTTTGTGTCCAGCCCTGCAACTTGCTCGCGCTCAAGCCGATGTCCTGCGCGTTGCGCCCAGCTTCACGCCCACTCTCTTGCATCACATCGCCGAACGCGCCGAGCTTCGCCATCGCCGTCGCACGCTGGCTGGAGCGTTGCGCTCCTTTGGCTTTTTCATCCTGTATGGCGGAAATCGTGCGGGTGGATTGTGTCGGCGCGTCGGTGCTCAGGAAACGGGTGCCGGCCGAATCAGTCGTCGGCGCGGCGGCTTCACTTGGCTTGTACAAATCCGCTAGCTCCGCCTCGTGTTCGGCTTGCCGGCCACGCGTGTCGAAGTACGCTTCCTGCGTGCGTTGTGAGGCGGCCTCCGCTTCGCGCTGATGTTCCTTGCGACGCCGGCTGTCTTCGGCTTGCACGTGAGCGCGGTCCTTTTGAATGTCGTGCTGTCCCTTGGCGCTCGCGGCGGTACTGGCGGCGAGTAGAGCGAGGTACATCCATGTCACCGGGTCCATGACTAGCGCCCTCCCACGGTTCGTGTGTAACGACTTCCGCCGCCGGCACTCCAGCCCGGAATGCGGCCGAAGAGGCTGTAACGGTTTTGCCGGTTGCGCTCCAAGTCCGCCTGCGTCGCAAGTCCCGCGGAGAAATCAGTGAAGATTTGCCCGAGCATGGGCGTCGGCGTTGGCGATGATTGTGTGCGGATCGCATTGGCGGCATTTTCGGCAGCGGCCCCCATGTCAGCCGTGTTGATGAGCTGATTGATGACCGTGTTCTCGGCGCCGGCAACCTCTTGCTTGCGATCCGCCTGGGCCTTGAGGCCGCTGGCAGTCACGTTTTTTTCTGCATCCCCTCTGGCCTCTTCGGCCATGCCTTCCTTTTGGGCGCGGACGCTCGAATCGAACAGACCGGCTTGCATCAGCGCCGCCTGCATGTTCTGCACCGCCCGGTCGTACTTGAGCTTGATGTCGGGCTTGTACGCGTCCTGAAAGTTCTTGAGTTCACGGGCATAGTAGTCATCGCTGAACACGTCACGGAATTTCGTGCGTGTCTCGGACGATGCTTGCGCAATCCGACCTTGTCGGGCCAGCTCTTCCATACGGGCGCGCTTGGCTTCCCGTCCTGCTCCGCCGTCACCGAACATGGGGAATCTCCTTCACGTATTCGACGCTGTGCATTTGATAGCCAGCGCGCTGTGCGACGCGCAGGAATGCGGGGCGTCGCGAGTGAAACCGCATGTGCCGCGCGCCGCCGAGGTGCGCAAACATTTCGAGGTGCGATTGGAAACGGGCAATGGCATCGCCGCCCTGGTGCCACACGAGATAAACAAACAACTCCGTTTCGTTGTCGCGATACGGATAGGCATCGAAACGGACGATCGCGAACGCATCCTGATCGTCGCGGTCCATCAGCAGGATGGCGCGGCCATCATCGAGCATCCGCCGCACGTCATCGATTGACCAGTCCTTGTCTTGATACATCCCCGCCAATTCCTCGAGACCGGGCAGAATGCGCGCCCACACATCCCGGTGATGCGGTGAGTACAGCCGCGCGGTCAGCGTGCGCTCAATCAGCGGTTGCGTCTGTGTAGTGCAGGCTTGCATTGCCGATTTTCGCCGGACCAACAAATGTGGTCTTCAGTTCAAGTGAAAGGGCAGGGGACTCGCCGTTGATGGCGATCTTCTGTTGCTGATATGTGCTCTTCGTGATCGTTGCCAGCAGATCAAGCGCGGTTGGCAACGTCGGGTCGAATGATCCGCGCACGGTCCAGGTGCCGTAGATAGCCGCGTCGATGGCGCTCCAGTTCTTCGAGGTCGCCGGCTTGTCGGCATCGATGTACGGGATGCGCGCGAGGCCTTCGGTGTCGTCGTACTCGTCGCCCTCTTCGCCGCCGTAGATCATGATGTTGTCGCCTGAGCGCCAGTACACGCTGTCATCGGAGGAAATCAGATATTCGACCGGCGCCTCAGTCGCGTCGTAATACGTCCACGCCGAAATACGGCTCGATGGATAGAACGTCAGCACAAAAATCTGATCGTAGAGCGCCATCCACAGCCGCCCCGACCGTGGCTCGACCAGAGCCCAGACGTTGTATCGCTTCTGATCGGCCGTGAGCGCCGCGATCTTCTCGCGCACCAGCGAATCGATCATGTTGCCGATATCGGCGGAGAAGGCCTGTTCGGATGAATCGCGCGCGCGCAAGCTACGGATGCCGCTGATGTCGAGATACATGACATCGGTCTGACCCCAGGGCGTCACGCTATGCGGCGCGAAGGTGCCGGTGCCGTGGATCGTTTGCTTCTTGAAGTCGCCGACGTTCTCCGGATCGCCGCCGGGAGTGGCGCCAATGTTCCAGACGAAAATGTGCCGCCTGCCAAAGACCGCGAGGTCTCCGCCGTAGTCGGCCATTGATTCCAAATGCGGTGCGCGGTGGGCCAACATCGAGTGATCGATGAAGCCCGCATTCTTTTCCTTGTTTTCCCATTCGGTCGGGTCTTTGACCGCCGTGAAGTTGAGCATCGTGTTGTTCACGGCAAACATGCGGTAGTTGTGGGCGATGGCGAAATAGCCGGGTTGCAGCGGGTCGCCGGGTCTTGAGCCGAGGGGCGGCGGCGGAGGCGGCGCGGGGGATGGCGACGGGGCGGGCGGCGGGATTCCGCCGCTGAACGTGTAAGGTCCCATGTTTGGGCTTCTGACCGTTGCGCTCGTGCGAATCTCCAGCTTCCAGCCGTTGTAGAGCGTGCCGGGGACATCAATCCAAAATTGAATATTGATCTCGGCAGTTCCACCACCGGCGCCGGCCTGACATTGCACCTTGGGCGTCGTGACGGTCGCGTTGATGGCGTCCATGATGAGCGCCACAAGGTCGGCGCCGTTGTTGCCTGGAAACGCTGTGGTAATGAGGCCCGATGGTCTGCCGCCGGTCGTGCCGGTTTGCGGGATCAGCATGTAGGCGTCGATCGTGCCGCCGGGACCAAAGTTGTAGGTCGTCGTCGGCGAGAGTAGGTATATCCAGTAACACTCCATGTTGGACGGAGGTGATCCAGACAGGTAGAAAGCCGCATGGAAACCGACGCTCACCTGTGGCTTGTACGTTGGGCTCGTAGTGGGTGGCGTGACTGCGCCGCCTGTTCCATCAGTGACAACCTCTGGCTCCTTAACGTCCACCAAGATGTCGTCGCCTCCCCCCGGCCACCACCAATGAAATTGGTGCATGTCCGCGTACTGCGCAACCACGTACAGGCCGCCGTTGAATTCCTCCACCGACAGGATGTGAGTCAGCGGCGTGATCGGGTCCCCGGTCGCAGGCGGTTCAAACGGGGTGTGGTTGGCCGGCTCTGGAATACTGTGATAGACGGCGCCAGCTGGCATTCCTGCCGGCGCGGTCGCGGCATCGCCCCAGGTGTGAAAAACCCGCCCCTCAGTGACGTAGAGGCCGATCGTGGTTGACGGCAACGTATCCACCAGCACGAACGCGGCGCGCTTCTCCAGCTCGCCGCCCAAGGTGATGTGCAAGTCGCGCGCATCGAGCAGCGCGCCCGCTTCGGTCGTATCGATGAGCTTGCGGGTGTCGATGCCGCGCTCGAATGACTTGACCTGCGTGTAGGGCACCTACATCCCCACCGACCACGGAACGGGCTTGGCAAAGATTTCCGGTTGCTTCTCCTTCTCGGTCTCGTCACCGCCCAGGCTGAACGTGCGATTTTTCTCCGAGTTGCCGCGCAGCTTCAAATACAGGTTGGTCGCGAGCTGTAGTTTGTGCTGCGAATCGTCTTTGCGGTCGCGCGCGAGAATTTCCGCGGCCGCGAACAACACGATCAAATCGCCGTCAAGATCGAAGCGATCAGCGTCGGCAACGATGCTGTTCAGAAATCGAATGCCGGTCACGCGGATGAATCCCTCTTTCGATCCGGTGAGGTCAGCGGAGTCAGACGGCAGCGGCCACACCTCGACCATGCCGCGATCGTCCGGTGTACCGGCGGTGTCGGCCGGGTCCTCGGTGATGTCCCAGCGCGTGATCGGCCAGGAACGATCGTTGTCCTCCGGGTCGTAGACCGAATACTGGCGCTCGTCGATTCCGAAGATGAGCGGCAGCCACTGCCCGCCGAACTTCACTTCCGCCGCGTCCATGCGCTCGAACGGCAAATCACTCGGCACGGAATAAAAACGCTGGCCGGCGTTGAGCGCGAAGTCGCGCGACACGCGCATGTGCATCCAATCCCAATCGGACCAGAGTCGGCGCTGCGTGCGCTTCAATATCTGAATCAGCGAATCGCGATTATTGATCCCATGCGCCGCATTTTGGCTGTAACCACACTCCGCCTTCAGCTCGGAGAGCAGTTCGCCCAGGGTGTTGCCGCGCATCTCATGCGCTCTTGGCGCTCACCGCGAACGGCGCCGCCGCTTCTGCCGGCTTGAGCAAAGCCGGATTGACCCCGAGTGAATCGATGCGCATCGGGAACGCGGGACCTGGGAAGTCGCGCCAGATGTTCTGAATGCGGTCGCGGTGAAGTGGATAGAGTTCCTTGAGCCGTTCGACTTCCTGCTGCGGCTCGCGCTGCGTCTCGCCCGTGGGTTCGATCTGGACAATCGCGTCGGCGCCGTGCAGCCCCTGCAAGAGCAGGATTTCCGCCGGCGTCAAGCCGATCTTCCAAACCATGTTGTTGCGGTCGCCCGTGAGCGCCACCATTGCATTCAATGTCTGCATTGCTTGTTCCCTCGCGTTAAAGCAGGGCGGCGCCGTGCCGCCCTGCTGGTCGCCGTTTCAAGTGACTTGATACAAGCCGTGACAGTTGAGCTGATCGGCACACAGCTGCGCGGTATACGTGCGCGCCTTGAAGAGCGCATAAACATCGTGCGGTCTGGCCGGGGCGTGGTCCTTGCCCCATTCCTGTTCCATCGCGTAGATGTACAGGTGCTTCGGATCGATGACGTAGCAGCTGTTGATGAACGCGCCGCCCAGGTCATCGAGCGACGGGTCATACTGGAACGTCAAATCGTTGTAACGGATGTCCGCCACCGCGATATCCGTGGACGTGGGACGGCTCCAGCCAGCGTCGGTGTAGTAGCCCTTGTCGCGCAGCTGCTTCACGAGCGCATCGAGGAAGCCAGAGCCCGCGAGCGCAACTGAGGGCTTACCGCCGTAGCGCCGCAGCTGGCGCATCTCCGAATGGAATACGTTCGGCAGTTCCGTTGTCGCAATCGGCCACGTCGCATAGCGGTTTCGCCACCACGTATTCGTCGCGCGATCCAGACCGCCCGTCACGCCGACAGCCGGCGTCGCGGTCAAGAAATAGCGCACGCCGATGAAGCCCAGCGGATCGGCGGTGCCGTCACCCCAGAACATCGTGTTGAGCGACTTCATGGTGATTTCACCGAAGGTCTCAACCTTGTCCTGCATGATGTTGGTGATCGCCGTCAGCTCACGCTTGCTGTGCTTGCTGGTGTTCTCGCCGAACGCCGAATCGGTGACAGTGATGCCATCGATCTTCAGTTCCGTGAACGTGACGTTCCAGCCGGTGTGAATTTCGCGCCACGGATATTTGACGCGCTCGATGCCCGCGATGTTGCCGTATGCAACCGGATCGTCGTGCGTGAAGCCGCGCAGTGAACCCGTGGGCGGTGTGGCCGCGCCCTCAAAGGCGTACTTGCCTTTGACCGGGATGGTGATGTCGCCCTTGCCGCCTGGAAAGGTCTTGCGCGCACCTTCCAGCTTCGCGAGCAGTGGTTTGTCCTGAATGGACTGGGGCAGCGGCTGCCCCCTGAAATGAAAGTCGAGCGCGGCATTCGCGATGGATGCCAGCTCGCCTGCGGTAAAAGCCATTTGTTCAGCCTCCGAAAGAGGCCGGTGGAGTCAGCTAGCGGGCGAGAGCGTTTTCTATCGCTTCGCGCATCGACTTGGGCTGTGCCTCGGCCGGCTTGTTGAGTCGTCGGCCGATCGTTGGATTCGCTACGGCACGAGGCTGCGGCTTGAACGCCTGCAATCGCTTGTTCACGGTGTCATAGGCAGCTTTCGCCATGCCCCGTGCAGTTGCGACCGACGACGGAACGCCGTGCTTCGTGACCAATGCTGTCAACGCATCGACCACCAGTTCGTGCTTTTCCGGCGTGTAGTCGGGATCGGAGGCTTTCAGTTCTGCCTGATACGCGTTGACAGAGTCGTGAATTTCTTTCGTTCGAGTCGCGGTGCTGAGTCGTTGGGTCTCGGCGGCTTCGGCTTCGTGGCGCGTCTTTTCCAGCGCGCTTCCGGCTCGTAGCTTTGCAACTTCCTTGGCGGAATCTTCATCCAGAACGCCGTCGTCGACTTTCTGTTTGAGGTCGGTGGGGAGCTTGTGTCCAAGCTTCTCTTCCCACATCGCGGTGAAGCGCTGTAGCTCTTCAATCGCCGCTGTCGGGTCGCTCGCGAGTAACCTGGGCCAAGCGAAAAGCTGCGCCATGTCCTGTTGCGACATGCCCATCTTCATCGCGTCGCGGCCGATGGCAGCAAGCGTGCTGTCCATCTCCCGATAGCGTTCGTTTGTGCCCTTCAAGGCGCGGTTCTCGTTCAAGACTTCGCGGAAGCGCTCGATCTTGTGCAGAGGAACTTCGCCCTTCAACTTCTCCAGCGCCGCGAGCAACGCACTGTCGCTCACGTCGTCTTTGGTATCCGGTTTCTTGTCGGCTTCTTTTTCCGGCTCATCGCCTTCGGCGGTGGACGACTTCGCTTTGGCCGCAAGGTCTACTGGTGCGTCTTCGTCCTCGATGGTTTTGACATCGAGGGCGTCTTTGACAACATCGAGTAGGGACTTGCGTTCCTCGTCCTTCGCAGGTGACGACTCTGCCGGCGCCTTGTCAGCGCTTACGTCGGGGGCTGGTTCGCTGCCGGGTGACGATTCCGGCTCCGGTGTTTCTGTCGAAAGTTCCTCGTCAGGCACTGGCGCGTCTCGTTGAAGCGAACGCGCGGGAATATACCGCTTTGGGCCGACAGCGGTCTATAGCGACCTGTCAAGATTAGTCGGCGTACTCGGGCGGCAGCGGCACCATTGGCGGTCGACCTGGGCCGCCAAGTCCGGGCGGTGGGCCTACACCTTGCGGTTGCGTCCCAGGTTGTTCGGCGTTGTTCGCACCCTCGGGTCCTTGCGCATTTGGATCTTCTGCGCCGGGGGCGCCGGGCTGCGTCGGCGGCGCGTTGTTGAGCATCTGAATCGACGGAATGTTCGCCGTGAACGCTTCGGTCAAATCGATCGAATCGTCAATCGCCTCAATCAATTTCTGACCCAGCCATTGCGGGTTAACTCCCGGAATCTGAATGAGAAACGGCACGAGCTGCTGTAGTGCCTGCTGGCGCTGCACCTTGTTCGGCCGGCCGTTGGAGCCGGCGACGATCTCCAAGTGCATCTCGGAGGCGATCTGGTCGCGGTTCATCTCAGGCCACACAGCACCTGGGCCGGCAATTTGAATGACGGTTTGCGGGTCTAGTTCTGCCAGCATGATCGCGCTCGCGTCGCGCGCGAGAACGGAAAGGTAATCGTTCAGCTGGTCGGCCTCGGCTTCGAGCGCCGCGGTGCGCGCCTGTTCGGCGGTGGCGACGGCGGTCGCTGTGTCGCCAGAGCTGCCGCCGAACGCGGGTTCGGCCATACCGACCGTCTTGTACACGTCGTCCATGATGGTCTGCGACTCGTACAGATTCGGGTCGACGCCGATTTTCGGCAGCGGCTGAATCAAGTCCGTGACCTTATTCCCCGGCATCATGCCGTCAATTTCCACGACCGCGCTCGAATCAAGATTGGTCAACGCGGCCTTGTCGCCCTCGCTCAGTGCGCCCTTGGGCGTCACGTAACCTGGGCGGTTCGCCTTGCGATGTTCTCTTAAGGCTTCCTTCTGCCGGTTCAACTCCATCTGCTGCGGCGTCATGTTGCAGACATCGCTTGGCGGGAAGAGCTTGGTCGGGTGCTCCAGTTCGTTGAAGCACAGCGCGTAAATCGGGAAGAAGCGCTCGACCTGAACCTCTGGGGCTCCCGGCTCTTTCAGAAAATCCTTGAAGCCATCAGCCATCTCAAACTTCAAGCCCGTGGGCTTGTGGTACTGCATCCAGACGCACACCAAATCATCATGCCGCCCGGACAAATCGTTGCGCGGATTCTGGCGGTACTCCATGCCGGTGGTGGAGTAGGCGGTGTAACTCTGGCCGGCCGTGCTCTGGGAGGTCGCGCCGGCAATGTCGAGCTTGTAGAACTCCTTCACCTCGTCCGGCGTCATGAAGATTTCTTCCGTGACCCAGTCGGCGCAAATCCAGCCATCGAGCGAAATACATTTCCTGTCCGGGATCACGCTCGTTGGCTTGGGGAAGTCAAACACCAGGCCTTCGCGGATGATGACGGTCTGCTGCGCTTGCAATGCCGCCACGGCGAGGCGCAATTCCTCGGCCTCGGAATCCAGCAATGTCTTGTCGCCCTCGGGGCCGATCGCGTCGACCAGCCGCTGAATGTGTGCCAAGCGCTGCTGGCTGTCGGCGATCTTCGCCTTGTTGTCCGGCGACAAATCGGTCTCGCGTTGGAAACCCAACTTCACGTAGCCGACAGCGGTCTGCACGGCGGAGCGCACGCAGCGTTTCATCTGGCTCTTGAAGGAGGGAATCTGTTCGTCGATGTAGTAGTGGAAGCAGCATTCCAGCGTCTTGCCGAGCTTCTTGTACATCTCGTCTTCGGCCTTGCCCTGCTGCACGTCCATCATGATTTGCATGGCGCTCATCGGGTCCGGCAGCCCCTGCGCAGCCATCTGCAACTGCTGCATCGTGCCGTCCCAGAACTTGTATTTGAGCTTGCTGCGGCACTTGGCGACCGCGCGCGGATTCTTCGCGTAGAGGCTGGCGACCTTCTGTCTAACAAACCGCTGTGTGATGTTGACCTTGTAGTTACCCTTTGGCCACTGCTTCTGTGCGCCGTTCCAGGCTACCTCCATGTCATCGAGCATCTGTTTGAACGCGGGGGCGAAGTGCTTCTTGTCGGCGCGCACGTCCTCCTGCAATTCGAGCACCAGTGCCGCGCGCGCCTCGGGGACATCAATGTCTATGCCCTTGATAATCATTTACCAAACCTCCGCGCGCCCTGGGCCATCGCGTAACTTGCCTTGGTATTCCATTTCCTTTTTCCACCAGCCGAACGTGCCATGCGTCTCCGACTTGCTGTCGCGCAGCGGTGTGCCAGCGATCAGCTGGAGCACCTTCAGCCCCATGATCGAAATCGCCGTCACAAAGTCATCGTTGGTGCCGTGAGGGAAGTGCAGTAGTTCGTGCTTGGCTTCCGGAAACCACGGTGCGGCGCGCGGGAATACAACGCGGCCGGCTTGCATGAGGCCCGCGATCGACTGCGCGATGGCCTCTTTGTTTTTGTGGACCGGGATCGAATCGATCACAACCGGGATGCCGCGCTCGATCTTGCGCTTGTGAATCCACGGGCCGATCGACTTCAAGATCGCCTCGTTCTCCGCGAACCAGTACGACGGTTTCCAGAGCTGCACCATGTCGAGCATGGCTTCGACCGTTTGATCGGGGGGTCTGCGATCCCAGTAACAATCTAATAACCAAAGGTACTTGTTAGGACAAACCCCCGCGATGAGCATCACCGACGCATCGTGCTTCTTGCGATCGGTGCCGATGGCGTGGTCGCTTGCCGCGTAAATACGCATTTCCTCGGCTCGAGGCCGATTGGTGGCAAGGTAGGTCTTCATCCACGCGACACGGAAAAACGCGCCTTCTTCTGGCGACGGCCGCTGTTGATACAGCGCCATGAACGCAACCGGGTCGAGCCGCTTTTGCGCTTCGAGCCACGGAATGGGAAAACGCGATGGCCACAGCGCCTCACCGGGGCGGCGACTCATCGGGTCATTCAGCTCCGCGATAGCGGGGAGGTTGAGCACCTTCCACTTCGCGGCTTCTTCGCGGTTGTAAGCAGGGTTACGCGGGTCTGTTAGGCGTCCAACAACATCGTCCTCGTTCCAACGCGTCATCACGAGAACGACAGCGGAGCCGACACGCATCTGGCGGGTTAGGAATACCTGGACGAACCAGCGCCAGATTTTCTCGCGGATCGTCGGGCTATCCGCCTCCTCTGCGTCTTTAATGAGGTCGTCCGCAATGAGGAGGTGGCCGCCGCGACCTGTCGAGCTTGACCCTCGCCCAACAAACGAAAGCTGTCCACCAGCAGCCGTTTTAATTCGGTCTGATCCCTGCGCACCTGTCTTGAGCTTGCAGAGGGGAAACACGTTCTGATGTCGTGGGTGGCGGAGAACGTCACGCACATCCCGACCAATGTCGCCAGCGTAGTCATCGTTGTATGTCGCAATGATGGTTGAGCGGTACGGGTCGCGGCCCGTGAACCACGACGGGAAAAATTTGCTGATCTGCTGTGTCTTGCCGTGACGCGGCGGCATCGTGACGATCAACCTGGGCCACAACCCCTTGTCGACCTGTTCGAGCGCGGCGGCGAGCACCTGATGGTGCTTGGCGACTTCGTACATCGACTGCGACAAGTCGTCCGGATCGTCGGGCGAGGGCATCATCAGTCGGCAGTACAGAAGGAAGTCATCGCGCGCCGACTTGAAAACCTTCAGCCGCTCCAGCGCCTCAAGGCGCGTGCGCAACGCCTCGATGTCATTCGCGTCCTCAGTTGCGCTTACCGGTGACGGCGCCGCCGAGGCTTCGTCGAGTGGGTCGGGTAATGGGAGCTGATCCGGGAGTTCGCTCGCGGTTGTACTGTCTTGCCGCGCGGGTTTTCGCTTCCGTGGGCGAGATGCCTTTGGCGATGAGGTCATCGCGAATTTCCTCGTACTTCTTCGGCATGGGGCTCTCCTTCCATCAGGGGCCGATCCCCTTCCCCCGCGCGCTGCGGGTCCAGCCGCGAGGCTTGCGGATTCAGCGCGTTTGCACCGTTGCCGGAACTGGGGGAAGGGGTCGGCGTTTCAAATCGGCAGCACGCAAATATGCAAATGAGGATGACGCGAGAAGGACGCCGCGCACGATCATCCGCGTCGTCGCGGTAGGGTGCGGGATACACACAGCCCACCATCGAGACCATGGCGATGAGCGCGGCGAGCCGTTTCATCTCTCGTCCACTTTCGGCAAGTCAGTCATCTGCGGCGGCTGGGGCGGCGGCGCGATGATGACTTGGCCGCTTGCAATCGCCTGCAACAAACTTTCGGCAATGTCGTATTGCCGGCGTTCGACTGCGGTGAAGGATGCGCGCGCCAGAAAGACCAAGGCGAGATTCGCGGCCTCCATCGGATTGATCTGAATCTGTGGCTGTGGGTTGTCGTGTCCGTTTTGCATGAGATGCCTCGCGTGTTAAGGAATGATTGCTTGCAGGGTGATGGTCGCGGTGTCGAGAATGTTTCCCGCGCCGTCGTCAATATCGACAGTGATAACGGCTTGGATCGTGCCGCTGACGGACCCCGCCTTCGTCAGCGTCCACACCGGCGAGCTGGAGACGGCGATGTAGGTTGCCAACGCGCTACCGCCAACCGCAGGGCCGCTAACCTGCGAGGCGCGAGCACGAAAGGCCCCCGGTGCTACGAACGTCGGCGTGATCCACGTCGCAGGTGTCGTGTTCGATCCGTTCTGGACTCGACGGACATTGCCGTCAGTCAGTATTCCGTATCCTGCGACCGGGCTGGAACTCGCGGTCGCGCTGTAGGTGACATTGGTGATGTCCACCGTGTAAGCGTTGATGTCCCTGAAGAGCGTGGATAAGTCACTCGCGCCGGACAAAAAGTTGACGTTCGCTCGCGCAGTCGAACCGCTGCGCGGCTCGAAGCGATTGCTCAGGTCAACGCCGCCATTGCTCAAATAGCCAACGTCCGCGATCTTGGCGCTCGACCGCGCCATGAAAAGCAAGTCAAGGTCGCCGGCCGCCGCAATGTAGCCCGTTGCCATTACGCGGCCTCCGCCTGCGATTCCTGCCACGCGGCGAGAAGCAGGATGGCGAGCCGGTCATAGGCGACGGACTTGCCGTCCGAGAGCTGCGGACATACCTCGTGGACTTCTTCGGCAATGAGCCCTAACTGTTCGCGGTCGTCGCCGTCGAGCAGTCGGTACAGCAACGGGCGCAACTTGGCGAGAATGGATGCGGCCCGCCTGGGCGCGCCGGTCTCGCGCTTGATCGCTCGCGATGAGGTGGTGGTGAACGTCGGCGCGGAAATGTTCAGCGTCGAGGTCAAGTTGGTTGTGCTGAGAGTCAGTCGCGCGGTGCCACCCGTCACCAAGGCAAATTCATCGGCATTGGTCGTGTGGTAGAGGCCGGTGTTGACATCGGATGAGAAGCTGATCGAGGGCGCGCCGGATGATCCATCATTCGTAGCGTATTGCGGGTTGCCGCCGGTGTTGATCCAGCCGCCTGCGAAGCTGCCGCCGGCCGAGATGGCGGGGTTGTTGGTGCCGAGAAGATACAGGCCGTTGTCGTTGTCGGAAAACGAATATGCGGGGAACGCCTGTGAACCATTGGCCGCGCGAATCGGGCCGCCCGTCGTGATCTGTCCCGTGCCGAGGAAGCCGTAGGTTGGGTTATCCGTTGCGTTGCCGAAGGTCAATGCGGTAACGACGTTTACCGCTCTCGTGACTTCAAAAAACCCTTTCGCAGTCGTGTACGTGTCATCGAAGGTGCGGAAACCGAGAATCGTGGGCAGCGCGATGATTTCCCAAACGTGCGCGTTGGCCGCTGCGCCTGAGTTATAGAACCCGATGGCGGGACTGGTAGATCGCACGCCAGGGCTCACCCCATTGATTGAGGTATTCGTGCTGGCACCTTGGAAAACGTGCGCGCCTGTCCACGTGGGAACGATTGCCTGCGAAAGTGCGGGCGCGGCGTCAGAGCGCATCGCCGTGATGGCGCTACCGTTGACGGCGGCAAGGCCGAGCGATGCAGATGGGTTGGCGAAGTTTGCCGCGACGAGCGCGGGGTTGGACCATATAGGCGGCGCACCGGCTTGACTAGTTAGTACCTGACCTGACGTGCCGACCGTGCCAGCGGCAGCGAGACCCCATGAGCCGTTACCGTTGATGAACAGGCGGTCCACCGCGCCGGTGCCGGTACTAAACTTGATGTAGCCCTGTGTGCCGGTCGCAATACCGCCAGCGGTAATGCGGACGTTGCCCGCCTGACCGGTAGTGCCATTGGCCCCTGACGTGATAAGTACGTCGCCACCACCACGCCCGGTGGAACCGGCACCGCCCCGGAGCGTGGCCTGACCGCCATCGCCATCGGTCGCCGTGCCGCCTTGCACCGTGACGTTACCGCCGCCCGCGCCGCCCGTGGCAGTAGATGGGCCGCCGGTAATCGTGACGGTGCCGCCGAAGCTGGAGCCGGTTGAGCCCGCGCCACTTCCGCCGGTGATGTTGACGCCGCCGCCAGCAGCGTTGGTAGCTGGCCCACCCTTGAGTGTGAGCGCGATTCCGGTCGTCGCAATTGACGGCGGCACAATCGTCGGAGGAAGGGCGTTCGATCCCAAACTGAGTGTTGACGTGGCGTTGTCCCACGTAAACGCGGCACTGCCCGCGAACGCGCCCGCGTTGTTGTATTGGACCTGAGTCGTCGAGCCACCGGGTGTGCCACCACCGCCGACCGCGACGCCGTTCACATACAGGCCCGTGGCGTTGATGGTGCCCGCACCTTGGCTGCCGCCCGTGGCTCCCGCCGTGAACAGGCCACCCGCTGAATCTATCGTCAGGCGCGTGGCACCGTTGGTGCCTAACACAATGTTGGCCGCTTCCGCGTTCCAGATGTGCATGTTGTCATCAGCGCTGCCGCCGTATCCGAAGTACCCCTTTTGCGTGGTGGTGTCTGGTTCGTAGAAGCCCAGCAGGCAATCGCCCACCGTGTCAGCGGCCATGATGCGCAGCGGGATCGAGCCCGAGGAAAACCGCACGCGTTCCACGGCCGCGAGCGACACGCCGATGACGTTACTGGCTTGGCGGAATAGGCCGCTGTCCGTGTCGGCCGCGAAGCTCACGACGGGGAGCGCATTCGTGCCGTCCGCGAAGTACACCTGCGCGTGGCGAATGTTGAACTTTCCGCCCGTGGTCAATGTGCCGTCGTAGGGATACAGGTCTAGCTGGGTGCCACTCGCGAGGTTGAAATAGTGCTGAAGGTTCGCGGCGCTGATAGCCGTCGAGTTGCGAAGCCGAATCCGGTCGCCGTTCGCCGATGAATCGCCCACCGACAGCGAACCGCCAATGGTGGCGACGCCCGTGCCCAAGAAGTTGTACGGCGGGTTATGCGTCGCGTTGCCAAAAGCCATTGACGTGATGACGCCATTGACCTTGATGAATTCCAGCGCCCGCCCGATTTCCGTGCCTCCATCGTTCTCGCTCGAAACGATGTACGCGCCGTTGTTATTGCGCTGGCGCCAGTTCTTGTCGTCGGTCGCCGCGTCGGTATCGGTCAGCTTCAGTACCGGCCCGCCGGAATTCGCCAATTGCGTAATCAGCGCGGTGAAGGTGTGTTGTCCGGTCCACGTCGGAATGATCGCCGGATTGATAGGCGGCGCGGCATCCGAGCGCATCGCGGTCGTCGCGCTGCCGTTCACCACCGTCATCCCGATGCTCGCGCTGGGGTTGGCAACGCCGACGCTTGAGGACGAGAGAATGAAGACGCAGTTCAAGTCCGAGTTGGCCGCGAACATGAGGCCGCGCGATTGAATCATCGTGACCGGGATCGACCAATGCCCGCCGTTGTCTGTGCCAGGACCTGTCACCTCGTACACGACAGCTCGTGATGCGTCCGCACGCGCCTGAATGTAGATGCGATTGCCGGTCGTCAGCAGCGACAGAATGGTTTGCGCGTCGAAGTTGCCGAACGCCAGATCGTCAAACTGGATTTGCGTGACGGAGGCGTAGACCGCGCTGTTGAGTGACATCTTCTGATTGCCGGGGTCGGCCGTGCCTACCGCCGTCGAGAAGTTGTAGCCGAGTTCAATCGAGCCGCTGCCCGCA